TTCTCTTCACCAAACTCAACCCTATAAAATCTTTGAGAACCTTCACCAGAATCTGAACTATGCCCATATGTATGAGGCAGACAGTAAAGAATATGGTAAGACAAATGATCACAGAATTCTGGATCAAGCCAATTATCTACAACCTTAATACTATTTATTTTTATTTCTTCCCTTAAATTGTATTGGCCCCGGCATCAACCATGAAAAGACCATTGGAACAATTACTATTAATATGAGCGCCCATCCGCCCATCTCGATCAAAGAACCTAAGAGAGTCCAAAAATTATCAGGCGCACAACTACTCATACTCTGCTTTCCTCCCTTGCCAATCATCACCTCCGTTGCAACGTCCGTCACAGCCGCAGTTGCTAGTCCCCCAACAACCAGCCCGGCAGTCCCTGACACTGCGTTCCCCACAAGCGCACCTGTCGTCCCCAGACTGCTGACTATCGCCGCTTTCTTGAGTGTCGTGCATCCTATTGTACAGGCACATCCGGCGATGACCACCAGCCAGTAACCCAACCGACTACGGCTACAGCTACTATAATTCCTAATGCAACGTAAAATCTTTTCTTTCCAGCACTTAAAGCCTTCCATTTTTCCATGTTCACTCCTCTGTTTTAAAATTATCGTGTAATTTCTTTATACCACTAGATACTGTGGATATAAAAATAAATGGTAACAACCCATGTACCAAAGCAGTCAATGACAAAAGAAATAATCTCAAAGACATTTTCCACGCAAACTTCGCATGATTCCACCATGTCATCTCTATATCGTATAAATGATTCATAATACTTTTGCAACCACAATGTTTCCTTCCCGATTTGTTTTTAATTCTACGGTACGTTTCTCGCAAGTAAAGCGAGTCTTCCCCGATGCCGTATCTTTCCAGCCATTTCTTTTCAGAGTACGTTTCATACTTAGACATCCAGACATCCCCATTTCAACCCACTGACCAGTAGCTGGATTCTCCCAGTGACCCATGTATTCTTTTAAGTTATCATTGATATATAATAGTAAAACAAACATGACTTCCATAAATTTTCCCTTATTTGAAAGGTGGCCCTAAACACCACATTGCCGCTGAATATTTTGTTCCTTTAGTAATTGGAGTGCTTCTATGAAAAACATAAGAGGGGAATACAATTACATCACCCACTCCTATTTCTGGATAGAGAATCTCATTCTCCTCGTCTTGTTTTTGTAATGCTAGTTCCAAATCACCACCAACATAACCATTAGATAAGAAAGCTACCAAAGATACTTTCCTAACTCTACCTTTGTGGTTACTTCCTTCAGAGTATGCTCCAAAATGATCGCTGCGACCATCAGTATGCCAAGCATAGTGCTGGTTCTTTTTGTATCTAGCTATCTGTATAGATTCAAACCAATCTAAGTCGTACTTCCATCCAGCACTTTCATTTGCAGAATGTACAAATGGACATAATGTATCATACAAAAACTGGTCGCTTGAGAACGCAGTATCAGTATTTCTTACTTTCTTGTCTGGTTTTTTGGTTTCGTTGTTATCATCCCTTATGGTAGCCTTCCCATAACCAGATTTTTTAGCTATCCGTTTTATTTTGTTCCTGTCCTTTTCAGACAGAACATCCTTAAATAGCCAATAGGAATATTTAGTCTGCACTTAGTGCGCTGCTCCATTACTGAATTTAATTTGTGCAACCTTATCCTTTAGTATCTCTACTTTCTTCTCTAATGCTTCTATTCTCTGTCTGTAGAAATCAAGAGTAAGTGCCTGTTGTCTATCAAACGGAGCATTACCGTCTTCAATATTCTTTAGCAACTTCTCAAACTCGCCAGATAGATGCTCTATCAACATGAACTGTTCTGCATCGGCTGGGAGCGAACCGAGTTCACCCCGAGGCCACTTCTCAGTGAAAGTCGAGTTCTTTGTTACATCAGCAGACATGAGTATCTGATTCGTTTCAACTACATTCAACCTCTCTAGGATTCCAAAGTAACCCCACGCTCCCACACAAATCGTACCAATCAAACCGATTAAATTTCGGATCGGCATTCCGACTGTTGTTTTATCGGATAGGTTTACACCCTCATCCGCCATAGGGGTTTCCCTTGGCTGTCTGTTCTGCCTCACCTTCAGCTAACCAAGAAAATATTTGTTCATGCTGAACCATTATCTCGTTATCCACATCACGCAAAACATTATCAGCTTCTTCCAACCTTTCGATAGCCTTCCATAGTTCCTCAACCTTGAAATTAAGAACATCAAGCCCAGACACTGCTCTTTGTATCTCAGTCTGGAACTGATCAGACTTATCCACAAGACCAGATAATCTATTAACCTCAGACGATAAACCACTAGCCCACCAGATAGCGCCCACAGATTGGGCGATAAGAAATAAAGCTAGTGTAATTATTCTTGAGTCTACGTTCATTATGACTCCTCAAAGTCTTCTAATTCTACTTTAGGAGGAGCCATACCCTCCGGCCTATCAAACATCTTCAGGTTCTGTCCAGAAAATACTAGACAAGTCCTGTCCTTTCTAATGTGGAGGACAGCGGCAGTCTTTGTGTCGGGATTATGTAGTACAACTATGCCCGTGATTGGACTCTCCTCAAACGTCATGGAGACATGTACTGCATAGTCTGTAGTAAGTGCGCTCATCATCTCTGTCATACTCGGAGTGCAAATAGAAGGATATGAAATCATTAGCTTCTGAGCATTCTCAGGGGGGCCAGCCTTAACCTCATAAAGCATGGCACTAAACATTAAAACAGCTAATGCAACAATAATTTTTTTCATGGTGCTGTATACACCATCCTTACCTCCAACCCTAATGTGTTACTAGCAACAGCATCTACATCTATTCTAATAACATCTCCAGTAGATATAGTATTATTACTGCTTGTTACCGATGGTGTTGCGGCAGTGCTGGAGTCTTTTTCATTTAGATCAATAGTAATAGGCGTAGACAACATATCATAGCCAGTTGTTAGATTATGTATTTGCACATTAGTAATACTACCGCCAGTCCCTACCGTATATACATGTGCATTAGCAGTGTATAATTTTTTCCCATTAAGAGTAGAAGGTATAACAACATGTGTTATGCCATTACCAACGCTTGGCCCTATACCGTCTGCAACACACTTAACTATTAAAGTTCTTTGGGTGAACTGCTCAATATTATCAGCAACAATAGACTGATTTGTCCCAGAAGAATTATCATAAAATACAAGTTTATCTACTGTAGAATCTATAGAATCACTGGTAGTTAAATTAGCAATTTTCTCCTGTTTATTATCACTAATACTAGTTAAGTTTCCATCCATCTCACTAAATGTAAGAGGGGAACCTTTTACTTCTCTAAGTGTTAAAGTCGTCGCCATAATAAATTACTCGCCAGCAAGAGGAGTGGTATACCCTTCGACCCAGTAATAACTCTGAACATATGGAAGAGCGCCATAAGGAAATTTTCTGGGTTGAGGCTCATAGAATTTTCTGCCATCAGTCATCCTGTAAGCAACGCGACGAGGATTATAATCTCTCCTCCCTATTCTGCGTATTCTTCTAGCCATTAGTATGCCGCCTCTCTTGCAGGTTCTAAAACTCGCCCAGTTCTTATACGAGGCGGTATCGGGTCCATGTCGTATATACGAGATAACGCATCTAAAAAATCTGGATGGATTGTAGGAAATAAGCTGTACTCGTTATCCTTCATCCATTTAGTTAAGTCGTATGTTTTTCTTTCTTCATCTATGCAAATAATTTTTTTAGAAATAAGAAAACTTTGATTCCTGTCCTTAAAATCCATTTGCATAGAAGTTAAATACTTTTCATCTGTAGGATATGGGAAGTAAAAAGAACCATCCTTTAGGTCTGGCTCAAGTCTTTGTATCCTATCTTTCTTTGATTGAGAGCCTCCTCCTCCAACCCAATTCAACTCATAGATGGGGAAGCTACTTCCATCCATAGACATCATTGCTTTGAAGTGATCTATGTCAGATTGTGCGCCATACCTTTCGTAACCAACCTTAACCTCTCTAACTCCCGGCGCTCTCTTCCACTTCATTCTTAATCTTTTAAGATAAGTCCATTTCTCAGAGAGGGTCATTCGATGACAACAACCATCTAGAAGAAATTTATTAAAGTTAGAATCAATACCAACAACTGCCATCGCAGTTCTGTTAGATTCTTTCTTTTTAGAATGAGCGGGATCAACCATGATATACACGTTGATCACATATGGGCGAACCTCATACTCTGTCCACCATTCATCCTTGAATGAAACATCACTGCCAGCTATGGGGTTTAATAACTGCTGACACGCTACCGTATAAGTCGAGGTAGTCTTTTTTATTTCTTCCCAGCGTTCCTGCTCTAGAAAGACTGGCTCTCCATCCATCTGACCGTTATAAGTAGCTGGATGTACTCTAGGCTTTACAGCCGCCCTTTGAAGTATTGTACCATACGTGTCACCATATGAATACCTTGTTCCAGCATACTGATATCTAGGTCTATGTGTAGACCCTAAGTTCAGGGACAACTCCCACTGCGTTGTTGTCTTCTTAATCTGTTCTGGAGTTGAAACAGACTCCTGAACCACTACATCGTCATAAACGATAAGAGAAAAATGTCGTCCAGTAGGCTGACCATCCACAAGTCCGTGGGCCTCAACAGTTTGTTCCTTCGGGTTAGAAGATCGCCTAACACATATACCTTCATTCTCAGCCCATTTTGGAGCCTGTTGCTTTGGCTTCTCGTATAATATATCTGGAAATAATTGCTGTAGGCGTTCATTGCCCTCTAACTCCTGCATAATCTGACGCAGGAACGGCTTGGCCTGACGAGCCGAATAGGAAAGAATTCCTATCGTAATGTCAGGGTTACACAATATTTCCTGTACGCATCCTAAAAAAGTAATTATTGACGACTTGTAATGGAACCGCGCCCAAAGGTCGAGGTGATGGTCGGTGGCTCCTTCAACTTCCCTGCATCTTTCGTATATCCACGGATGTAGCATATCATGACGATTACAGATAAACACACCAAGGTAGTAACGATCACACTGAGCGAGAGTCCTAATAAAAGAATCATTAATGTTAGCATCACGGTGACATTGAGCATAAGCCTCAATCGCCTCCTCGTATGATACCGTTTGGAGATAGTCTGCAAGTTTAATCGCGGCTTTCGCGCTGTCATCATTTACCAGAACGCTTTCTGCGATCATGTCTTGCATATTCTTTCGCTACCTTTTTTGGTGGGCATTTGCCTTTTGCCTTAGCTCTCCCTTTAGGAGTGGCACACATAGCCATAAACCTAGCTTGTTTTTTTGTTTTGCTGGGCAATTTACTTCCCTATCATTTTCTTATGTCTAAGGACAATCTGATCTCTCTTCTTAATCCAAGCGGCTTTATCCCAATCATCAGTACCGAAACCATACTTTTTCTTAGCGGCATCTATCTGTCTCTTGCGCCATTCCTTGGCATCTAATCTTTTCTCGCCCTTTGAATATTTTCCAGTTATATCTTCTTTACTTCCCTTACCTGTTGTGATGTCATAAGCGCCGCCCGCACCAGTGCCCGTAATAGATGATCGTGTGGTCTTTTTAGAACCATCGCTAGTAGTGGTCGTATCAGTAGTATCAGTAGTATCAGTAGTATCAGTTGTCTTAGCATAAGGATTAACGTAATCTTTAGAACCCATATACTCAAATGCTTTTAGCTTATCATGAACATCTTTACTCCAATTGTCACCCATAAGTTTAGCGATTTGTCCGTACTGACCTTTTTTAGCTAAATCTTTTATTGTCTGTAACATGTCCTTATCAACACCTAGAGAGGCCCAATTAAAATCTATAGTACCACCATAACCTTTCGTTTCAGAGCCTGTCTTAAGTGCGTTATGAACTGCGTTATCCCATGTACCACCTGCCTGTGTAAATGCCGCTTTCGCTTTACCAAACATACCAGCACTAGCATATCGTTTAGCTAAATTAAGCAAGTCCTGATCTAATCCAGACCAATCCAGAGTATCGGTAGTGGTGTCTGTAGTGGTATCAATAGTAGTATCGGTAGTATCAGTTGTTGTATCGGTGGTAGTATCTGTAGTGGTATCTGTAGTAGTATCTGTAGTAGTATCTGTAGTGGTATCAGTGGTAATAGGATTAGCGGGTGGATTCCATAAGGCATCTCCAGTTACACCTTCTGGTGCAAATACCTGATTAGGCCAAGTTGTCGTATCTACCAAAGAACCATCTGGTTTCCATCCTAGTGTTGTATTAATAGCTACGCCAGTAGGCTTTGTAGAAGTAATAGTATCTGAATTACCAGTGTATTTCTGAACCGCCATTCTTGCTTTATGTACGCTAGGGAATGAATACCACATTCCTTTTATGTAAGCAAATGTTATTACATCTGGTCCTGTACTTTGAAGGTCTGCTGCTCCGCCTGCCATTTTAATCTCCTGCTAATGCCGCTTCGTAAAATTCCCAAAACCCATCAGGGTCAGATATGAGGGACCATAGTTCATCCCCACTTAAACTACCAAATATTTTTGGATTCTTTTTAGCAAATGCCATTAAGCCCCAGAATCCACCAGTTACATCTTCACTAGGATGTTTTTGAGGAACGTCAGCTTGCCCTTCATACTCTTGGGTTTCAATTCTTGCCTTAGATTCAGCATAGGTTTCAGCGGAACCAAGGCCTCTACTTCGAGCCATGTTAGTTCCCCACTTGCCAAACATTCCTACTCCCTTACTCGCCAGATTTGATATTCCCTTGAAAACAGGATTAATCCCAACAGTTTCACCATAAGCGGTTAGATAAGCGTCATCCCCTCTTAACTTATTATATTTACCTTGGATTCTTTGATATTCCTTCATGTAACTAGGGGTAAAGGCGGCTTTAATATGACCCCCTAATTTTTCAACCATTTTAAAATGCTCAACAAATTCTTTATCCTTCTTAAAGTCTTCCATCCACGCTTTCTGAAAGATGTTAAAGTCTTTAAGATTCTTTTCTTTTGTCTCTTTATTTAGCTTTCCTTTCCAATCGCCATAATCAGTTTTCTTGGTATCTGCTGTGGTAGTGGATTCAACCCATGGGGCTTGGGTTCCAATATTGTAAGAACCACTTAATCCTTGCATTCCAGTATTGACTGGATTCTCTACCCAGTCTTGCCATTGCTCAAGTGTATTAAGTGGCCTTGTTCTCTGACCAGTAACATCAATTTTACCAAGAGGGGCTTCCTTTTCAATATTAACTGTAGGGAGATAACTTCCAGCCCCCCAAGCACTCTCATCCTCTACTAATGTCGGGGCTATACCACCACCCAAAGGTGGCCCCATACCCATTTGTTGCTGTTCTATATACGCTCCTACGTTTCCACCACTACCAATAGGCGGTCCCAATCTTACTTCAGCCATCCAAGGAGAAACACTAGCACTTTTTATTTCTTTTTTTGCTTTTTTATTCCACGCTTCCATCTCTTTAATTTGCTGATCTAACGCTTCATTCTGAGCAGTTATTTGCCTGATTCGCATCTCCATAGCGCCGAGTTCAGGGGTAAGCGTTTCTGTAATATCATAGTCCACATTTCCCTTAACGACTGATATAGCATAATCTAACTCTTCAGGACTTGCATTAGCTACAAAATCAGGATGAAGACTATTAATAATATCTATTGTATTCCAAGCAGGTTCTTTATTTATCAACCCCTTTTTAGATAGCAGGTCTGCTTCAGAAGCATCAGCCTCATTAGCCGCTTCTGCTTCAACATTTAGATCATAGCCAATATCTTCTAGAGTAGGATCAAAGCCATTTGCCATATCAGTACCCCTTGGACTTTACCTTCTTTCCAGATTTCTTAGCGTAAGACTTTGCGGCTTTCTTTCCCTTTGCTGTATAGGGAAACTTTTTCTTTCCGACTTTTGGCATATCAGTGTACCTGTTTGGAGGAATCGTCTAATTGATCAATCCCTTTGTTAATGGCCTTCTTTAGAATGGAATCCACATCCACGGTATTCTTAACCTCGACCTTATGCTGATTGATGATTTCTTTCTTCTCTTCTCTTTTGGCATATGCTGAATGCCACCTGAATCGGTTGACCATCATTAAGAGCCATAAGGCGTGGTTAAATCTTTTGTTGTCTACGTTATCTCGTCCCTTCTGAATCCACCAAGACTCAGCGGCAATCTTCCCAAAGTCTACAACTTCCTTGAAGTCATCGTACTTCTCATACCAGTTGTAGAATGTCTGTTTGACAATACCCAATTCATGACAAGCCTCGATGATCGAGCCGCCATTAAAGAACAAAAGTTCCAATCGTCTTTTTCTCTGGGGTGTCCAGACTTCCTTGAATTTATTCTTCGCCGCCATATAATAATCCCGGACCCGGTCCTACTTTAAGTTCTGTTGTTAGTTTTGTATAAGGTTTTTGAACATCAGCAAGCACCTCTTTAAAAAGAGCAGTAGCTTCTGATCTTGTCATTACATCATAAGCAACCATATCATCAAATAAGTCTCTCACCTCAAGAACCTGACTGGGTAGGCGCTCTTCCTGCCATAGGTCTTCAACTGTCATACGACGAGTTTTAGTTGGTCGTTGCAATTTATCCCATGCAGTTACTTTTGGAGTCATGGCTAAATAATCATTAACCAACACCAGCCTCGCTCTTAACTCAGCAGGACTTCGTTTACCCCAGAATCCAAGATCATGAATTCTACGGGTAAAGGGAAGCCTTGCAGATTTCTTACGTTTCTTAGTCGCTCGTTTCTTGGCCTCTGATTTGGGAACACCAGAATCAATAAGTTGCTTATAAGTTTTCAATCCAGCCTCTGTAGACCTGATTCTTTGATAATCTACCGCACTTCTCCATTCTGCCTCAAGTATATTATCTGAGAATTTTTTAAGAGAAGGAGACAGATCAGACATCATAGGTGGCTTAACCATGCCTAGCTTGCTTACATCTTTTATGGGTCTTGCCCTACCTGTGTAATCAAGAGGCCAATCCTTTACCCCTCCTGCAACCCGATCCATTGGCCTTGCTTCGGGGGCTAGTCGGGTGTATAAAATATCATCAAGTGCATGTTCCCACTCATGAACAATAGTTCCTCTTGACTGTTCAGTTATACCGTAACTATCTTTGTATCTCTCAATTACAATATCTCTTGGGGTTCGTGGACTATTCTCAGGATACCCTCTGCCCCAATTAGGCAACATCCTTCCAGTGGCGCTTCTTGTAAATGCTGGGGTATGAATTGGTGATCTAGTAAAATAACCAAGTGCTCCTACATCTCTCGGAGAATCTAGGAGAAAATGCTTATCTTCCATTTTCCTGCCTTGCTTTCTACCATACCAAGTACGATCTTTCCACCAAGGAGAGTTATCATACATCATCTCTTGCCAGTGCCTTGGTAT